GTCCATCCAAATTTGGATAGTGTAACCACGGTACGGACTTATTTCACTAATGATGTACAATAACATTTCTGACCTTTCTATTTAAAAAAATTTCTAATTATAATATACATTATTTTTTAAAGAATGTACACCAGCGATTTGAATTTATGCACAAATCACTGGGCTTTTGAATTCTATGAAAGCTATTTCAGCTTTTCTATTTCCTTGTCCCAGTCAACATCGCCCATCTTAATATAGACTTCAATGTGCTTTAGTATCGTCTCCAACACAAATTTCCTATGGCCAATCCTCATCATAGCTATGCGGTCAACCTCGATCCCCGCCTCGGCTACCGATTCGAGCTTCATTACTTCTGTTTTCAGTTCTACTAAATCTAGGATTACTATCTCCAGGATTTGTGTTAGGTTATGGTTATCCATTGTCTTCCTCCTCTGGTAGTGTAAGTATGTATGTGGCAGCCGACGCTCTCGTTGCTAGTTTGTCCAGGATTTGTTTATGAAATATGCGCTTATTGTTATGCATACCCGCTTCACTAGTATAACGGCCATCGTTAGTCTCAATAGCCTCATCTCGTTCCTGGAGATGGTGGTGCATCCCACTAGTCACTGCATTTATTATAAGGGCTATTTCAAAACTGGACAATTCAATTTTCATCTCGCTCATACTAGACCCCGCTCAGTGGCCCAGGATAGTGCTAGCTTTACAGTTGGAAACGATTTAATCTCAATTGGCTTTTTGGATTTGATTTTAAAAACTTCTACAACGATGTAGCTACTGAAGTCAACTAATTTGAATCCCATATACATTCTTCACTTTCTAATTGTGTACCTGGACTTTGGACCAGGACTGTGGTTTAATATATATCTAGGCTCGTTTGTCTTCCCAGATATATATCCATCGCCTATAGACCCAATTGGGCGAGCAATGCGGCTTTGTCCGCTTCTGATAGCTTTGACAAAGTGGCGGCAAGCTTAGACACCTTTTCAGCACTAGTCACAACTTTACGTGCAGCCTTATCAGTTTCAGTGCGGCTGATAAAAGAATAGCTAATCAGCTGGTGAATATAGGACGCGAAGACCTTTTCCCCTGAATCGCTTTTTGTTTTTTCCTGCCAGGCGGCAAACACTTCCGAGCGAGTCACTTCGCCTTTTTCATTTCTGGACGCTTCCAGGATTGATTCAACAAGTGCAGCAACTTGTGGGGAGAGCCTGTCCTTATTAATAGTGTTAATTGAATCTTCAACCTTATATAAGGTTACGATTGAAGCTTTGGCTTTGGGAGCGATTTCAGTTACTTCTGAATCGTCGTTCATGAATGGCACGTCGACTTCTGGTGCGATGTAGTTCATTTTGTAGTCCTTTCTAGACTAAGTTGGTTTTCGCGGACTTTGGACCGCCTTTTGGTTGTTTAATCCAGGGTTAACCTGGACCCATCACATTTTTATTGAATTCAGAGCCTTCAGTTTCCTTTTACAGTTTTTTATACTGACCTGACATTTACGTTGGATAGCCGCTTTCAGGATACTTTTCAACCTAAGGTTTTCAGTATACAAAAAGGCTGATCCTGCAGGAGCTGAATCAATAGCCTGCAATAGGTAGTCAATTTTATATTCCAGGATTTGTATTTTTTCCTGGCGGTCGGCTGCGATTTTTTTATAATCAGGGATTTTTTTCATTCTGGACTTTCTGGTTAAGTTATAAATATAATATATGAAATTTTTTAATAAGAAGTGCCACCGTTTTGCAACACTTTTGCAACTAATTTTTTAGCTGCGATTTGAAGCAATTTTGCGGATTCGATATTTAAAAATTTCATAATTATAATATAAACAACTTTCCCTAGGGTGAGTGCCACCGTTTTGCAACAGTTACGCAACACTTTTGCAACACCCAAATACGGTTCTATTTATAAGAGATAACTAAATACGGTTATTCGTTACCCAGGATTATATAATAAGATAAGGGAACAGTTTTTAAAACTCTTTTAAACATTGTTTTGGAGCTCACCACGACATTATTTTTTAGGGGTTATAAAATGTATAGGCACTTAAAAATAACTCCGTGTGGAGCTCCGTATGGCTTGACAAATAATGACAAAAGTGACTGACAAATAATGACACTTTAAATAACCAAATATGGGTTCTGATAGATGCATTGTTATATGCATATAACTAGAGACGCTTATCACGTCTCCGGAAACACTTATAAGCGCTTCTCGAACCTTGGACCAGGATTCAGTTGAATACATGTCCTATGAATGAAGACTTAACTGAGAACTATATCAGCATAGATTTTTTCTTTTTGGGTATATCTATGAGTTTGTTTTCAATTGACCAGGCATAGAACTTTGCTAGTCTTGCTAAGATCGGAGCTTGTTCCAGGACAAATGCATCCGGTAGTGACCCGATGCACGCTACTCGGTTCAGGAATGATTGGAAGGTGGTGATTTCTTCTATATCTGATAGATGTATACCAATATCCCCCATAAAATGCATATATGCTCTCTCTATTTCGTCTATTAAATAAGGTGCAACCAACTTCCCTTCGAATGCATGATATATATGCTGAGTAGTTGCTGGTGTATCGTCTAAGTATCGTTTTATGAACCAGGATATATTTCCATTTGTTAGTTTCTTTAATTGTAATAAAGTATTTATATCTAAATAATCTATTTTTTCTAATTCCCTTGGCATAACTGACTCCTTTTGTTATATATTTATATGTATGCTTTGTTTAATTAAATATATATTATTTTTAATTATTTGTACACCTGTGATTTGTAAAAATTTATATATGCACTTTTAAAATGATTGAATTATAATAAAAATTTTTTATTCTTATTTCATGATAGCCAATAAGCCAATACCCGTAGCTCGGAGCAGGTTCCGATATTGTTAAGGCTGTAGATGAGAAGGGGTATGTTTTATGGATAGTAATTGAGATATATTGTTATTGGTACACTTATAAAAATAATAATTTTTTTTTATTATAATTCAATCGTTTTAAAAATACTATATGCAATATTTTTTATAAGTTCATTACTATATAATGATATAATAATACAGCTGTAATTGAAGTGATTATGAGTGAATCAATGCTGAATAGCAATCCTGGAACATGCACTCGTTGTTTCAGATGCGTCTGCTGTAGAGCTTGCTCCGTGTTACTGGTGGAGAGATGCATGGTTGAGGCTCCGCGGGCTCCAGCGACACGATGCGCACGTCACGTTCCCAGATGCATCCGTCATAAGTCCTGGCCCACGATACATGCTTCAAGGTCAGTGCTCCACGCTACTAGATGCATGCTCCGCTAGACATATATAGGATGTGCCGACACTAGATGCACGCTTCTCTTCATATGTATGCTAGTAGCACGATGCATGTGCCCAAACGTATGTATATCCTGGAAGCGATGTACCTGTTCCGACGTATGCATGATGCGAGTAGTATGTATAGCTGCGCTCGATGCATGGTTCGTGCTACATGCATGCGGGTGGAGAGCTTCGCGAATCGAGGGGCGGGCACCCCCGGGGCCTAGGGCTAGAATCCCCGGTACAAGGATGATTTCATATGCCCGAGTATACCGCGCCAAAGATTTGGTCTTTCCAGCAATATCTACGTTATTTCAAGTCACGTGTTTACTTTTCCTTTTTTATAGTGTATATTAAATTTATAGACCATGGCAAAAGCAACAGACCTATTGAAAAAATTCTCAGAAGACATGAGCCTAGCTCCTGACCTACGGATCCAGGCAGCGAAAGCGCTTTTGCCCTACGAAGAGAAGCGACAGACACAATCATTCGAATTTACGGCTAATGTAAACCTCAACGCTGAAAAACTGAAAGACTTTTCTGATGACGAGCTTAGAGCTCTTAAAGGATTCGTTGAACGTCTTACCGGCGCCCCTCTACCTGGAGCAGGAGCTGATGAGACGGAAATACAATCTGATTGAGAAGTACTACCCAGAAACGGGTGATCTTTCTAGATTCCAGTACCCTAAGCACCTGGAGTTCATGGCTCTTGGTGCCCTGAAGCGAGAGCGCTGTCTCATGGCTGCAAACCGCGTAGGCAAGACTGATTGTGCGTGCTACGAGATTACTTGTCACCTTACAGGAATTTATCCGAAGTGGTGGACTGGGAGAAAGTTCTCGCATCCTATATCTACCTGGGCCGCGGGAGACACGGCGCAAACTGTTCGTGACATCTTACAGAAGAAATTGTTCGGGAATACCATGGAAGAACTCGGAACAGGGTTCGTGCCACGTGATTGCATTCAAGGACGACCCTCGATGAAAAGAGGCTTGTCAGAAGCTTTCGATAAAGTTGCAATACGGCACCATACTAACGGTCAATTTGATGGTCTTTCAGTTATTAGCTTTAAGAGTTATGACCAAAAGCGAAAATCGTTCCAAGGTGACGCACAATCCATCATACTCCTGGATGAGGAACCACCAGCCGATGTATACGGTGAGGTTCTACTAAGAACAATGACTACAAACGGCTTAGTAATAATGACCTTTACCCCTCTTATGGGTATCACTGAACTAGTGTACAGTTTCTTAAATATTGAGGAACCATCCAGTAGAGCAATGATGCAACTAACCTGGGAAGATGCGCCGCATTTAACTGAGCAAGCTAAACGTGAAATAATACAATCTACTCCTGAATACTTGAGAGACGCACGTTCCAAGGGAATCCCGCATCTTGGTTCAGGAGCTATCTATCCTATGTCTAACGCAGATATTGAAATAACTGATTTTGCTATACCTGAACACTGGCCAAAGTGGTACGGTATGGATGTTGGTTGGAATAGCACTGCATGTACATTCTTTACAAAGAATCCTGAAACAGGAACCAAGTATATTTATGATGTATATAAACAAGGAAAACAAAAGCCTTACGAGCATACATTTGCTATAAAGCTTCGTGGTGATTATATCCCAGGAGCTATTGACCCTGCTTCCCGGGGACGATCACAAAGCGACGGCATACAACTGCTTGAAGAATATAATAATGGCGGTTTACGCCTATGCATGGCTGATAACTCTGTTGAAACAGGAATCTATCGCATGTGGCAAGACATGACCCTGGGTAAGTTGAAAGTATTCAAATCGTGCACGCAATGGTGGGAAGAGAAAAATATGTACTGTCGCGATGAAAAGGGCAAAATTATCAAGAAAAATGATCATTTAATGGATTCTACTCGTTACGGTAATTCTACAGAAGAGGAATGTTTAAGAATGCTTTACACTCCACGAAAAGAACGTAGCGATTTAGAGCACTATGGGTATCAAACAGCACGAGGTGAGGCAGCTTGGATGGGTAACGTATGATGAGAGATAAAGAAATAGTCGAACGTTACGAAGACCACTACCAGTCTAGTGAAGAACGTTACGGGGCTAACAAAAAACAAAGCCAAAGTGATACTAATTTCTCTCATGGAGAACAATGGGACGCTTCTGTTAAAGCCGCGAGAAGTGAACCAGGGAAAGAGCGACCTTGTTTAGTTATTAATAAGACCGATCCTCTAGTTCGTAGAGTAGTAAACGAATTCATCGGGCAAAAGATTAGCTTAACTGCTAAACCTATGGGAGATGTATCTGATCCTATGGCAGGTTTAGTTGTTTCCGCTGTACTATCCCAAATTGAACGTGCTTCACGAGCAACAAAAGCTTACAAATGGGCAATGGATTGTTCTACACGTGGTGGAGTTGGTTATGTTCGAGTCGATGATGAGTATTTAAATGCAGATTCTTTTGAACATAATGTAGTTATCCGCAGCATCAAGAATCCTAACACAGTATCTTATTGTGCTGATTGCGAAGATTTGTTTGGTTTTGACGCATATCAGGTGTCAGTAAAAGAACCTCTATCGTATGCCAAAGCACTACGCAAAGGTATATCTAAATCAGCCCTGGAAAAGGAAGCTAATAACAGCAAAGTCTGGAATAAAACTGAAAACAACGTCGAAGGTGTTGAATTTCTTTATCGCGATGAGACAAAAGTTGACAAGTACCTAATTCAATTAGGACCAACAAAAACTATAGTGACCGATAAAGAACTCCAGGAAATGATAACCGCGCAGCAAATACCTGCGGAACAAGTTGCACAGATGATTCTTGAAAAGAGAAAAGTTCCTAGCAATAAGGTTTATCAATGCTATATTATAAATGGCGTCTTGACTGCAGAACCTGTGGAATTGAACTCCGCATACATACCCCTGATACGTTTCGTGGGTCGTGAGTGTTTGGTGGGAGATAAATTAGATATGCGTGGTTTGACACGTAACTCTAGAGATTCCAATCAAATGTACAATATTATGAGTTCTTTGCTTGTAGAACGTATCGGATTAGCAGCAAGAGTGCCGTATATAGGGCCACAAGGCGCTTTTAATGGTTTTGAAGATGATTGGCGAGATATTAACAAATCTAACAATCCTTATGTAGAGTACAACCCTGTTTCAGTTAACGGTCAGGTATTACCAGCTCCTTCACGTAATGATACAACTTCTGCAGACCCAGGTATACAGAACTATTTAGCTATTTCAGCGGATGACATTAAAGCGACATCTTCTCTATATGACGCGGCATTAGGCGCTACAAGTAATGAAACAAGTGGACGAGCTATAAACGCCCGCGCATCCTTGGGTACATTGGCGACATCAGATTTTGCTGACAATGCTCTAATGGCTATAGAGCATGTAGGCCGAGTAGTCCTGGATATGTTTCCAAGAGTACTTAACCCAGATCAAGTTGCTCAAATGATGGGAGATGATTTTAAAGCAGAACGTGTAGACGGAAAAACTATTGTTGTTACTGATAAAAAAGGTAAACAAGCGACAGTAGACATATATTCTGGTAAGTTCGATATTGCGGTAGCGGCTAGAGCAAGCGACTTAACTCGTCGAGAACACACTATGGAAGCTTTGTCTATGTTGTCTTCTAAGAGTCAACAGAATTCAGAATTGCTTGCAGATGTTGTCGTATCAAATATGGACATCAAAGATGGTGACAAGATTGCGAACAGATTTAAATCTCTGTTACCTCCTAGCGTAATTGCGGCTGAAGAAGGTTTGGAACAAGATAACCCTGAACTAGACGCATTACAACAACATTCAGAGCAGATTATTACGGAACTACAAGCACAACATCAAGAAGCACTAGCTAAGTTGCAAGAACTTGAAATGCAAGTAAAAGACAAGACTAGTGAATACGAACTTAAAAAGCAAGAACTTGGTTTGAAAGAACGTGAAGTAGAGATTAAAGAAAAAGAATCTAACGCCAAGATGGTTAGTGAAGAAGTACCAGGTAAATTGTTACAAATGGTGCTAGAAAAACTTGGCGAATTAGAGCAAAAAGATGAATTAGTGGAAGAGCAGTTAGAGATGATAACTAGTGCGCTAGAAAGACTCGCTGCTCCTCCCCAACAACCTTCGGATGAGATGGGAATCAGTAACCCGCCCGCTCAACTGTCGACAGAGGGTACCAGTCTTCCTCCTGAAGAGGATGTAACTCTTGAGAATCAACTTCCTGCAGAGGGAGATTTTCAGGGCACCAATGGAGAAACACCATGACAATAGAAGCCGCCCCACTCGACACAGTCCCAGAAGTAACAGCACCTGAAGTAGTAGTTCCTGCTCAAACCGAGCCTGTAGCTGCTTCAACCAATGCCGACCCTATTCCTGGTTCTCAACCTGTCGAACCTATTAAAGAGGAGCCAAAACCCAAAAACCATTTAAAAGAACGTTTCCATGAGTTAACTACTCAACGTAATCAAGCTAAAGCAGACGCAGAGCTTCTTTCCGAAATACTTTCAGAGTACACAAACACGAATACCCCTAAGCGTGCAGATTTCCAATCTGACGAAGAGTACCATACTTCTATGGCCAATTTTCGTGAAACTCTAAGGTCGTACAAGTCTAACTTGCAAACGGCTGAAACTAAAGTACAAAAGATCGACTCTAAAATACAGTCTGAAGAAGAAGCTTCTTGGTCTACACATATTGAAGAAGCGAATATACCTGATTATGATGAGAAAGTGTCTAAAGCGAACATTCCTATCAGTGCTGAAGCATACTCTGCTATACTAAGCATGAAAAAAGATGGTCCTAGTGTTGTGTACTATTTAGCGAACAATCCTGAAATAGCTCACAGCCTAAGCAAAATGTCTCCTTCTCAGCAATTAGTCAAGTTAGGGGCAATACAAGCGTCTATCTCAAATACAGTGCGCGCAACCGCTACACCTGTAATAAACCCAAATACTCCGCCATCACAACGAGCTAGTTCTCAAGGTGCAGTTAGTAAATCTCTTCAGGAATCAACTCCCGAAGAGCGTGCTAATTGGCCACATGAGAAGTGGGTCAAATGGCGGAACAACCAAAAGGATTAAACCGTGTCAACACAAACTTTACTCCATATTGACGACTTAGCTAACGAAGCTTTAGTACAGTTCGAGAATGCTCTCGAGTTGGGCAAAGTAGCTGATCGCCAGTATGATGATTCATTCGCTAAGCGAGGCGCAAAAATTGGTAGTGCCCTGCGAGTACGCGAACCAGTCCAAATGGTAGCAGCTTCCGGTAGAGCTCTTCAAGTTAACAACATTGAAGAAAAATATCAGGATGTAACTGTTGCTGATCAACGTCACGTTGCTTGGCCCTTCAACTCTGCCGACATGTCCCTCGTTCTAGACGAGTACTCTGATCGGTATATTAAACCAGCTGCTGCAGAACTTGCTTCTGTTGTGGATATTGCTGGTCATGCCACTGCTCTTACCAACGTTTACCAAACCTACGGTACTCCTGGTACAGACCCTAACTCTTCAGCTATTTGGTTAAATGCCAAAGCAATGATTAAAGCTCAGGGAGCTCCTAACTCCGCTAAGATGATCGCTTTGATTAACGAAAACGCTGAAGTTGCTACTTTAGAAGCTTTTAGTGGTCGTTATAATAGCCAGAGTACAATTGGAAAACAATTTGATTCCGGCGAATTAATGAATGCTCTTGGCATTTCTTACCGCATGACCCAAAATATCCCTAAGTTCACAACTGGTACAGGAATTGCTCTTGGAACTACTTCTGCAGCTAAAACTTCCGGAACTACTATCTCAGTAACCGGTGGAACAGCTAACGGCGTAGTTAAAGCAGGAACAATTTTTGAAGTTGCCGACAATAAAGTTTACAACCAAGCTAACCACTCCATTACCTCTCAAACACAGCAATTTGTTGTGCAAGCTGATGTAACTTTGAATGGTTCCGGTGTTGGAGACTTAGTAGTCCTTCCTGAAATTATCACAACAGGTAATTACAAAAACATGGGCGGAGTTGGAAACGGCAAAACCATTACTGTTAAATCAGGAACAACTGCTTCAACAAGTTACTCACAGAACTTGCTACTAGCCGATAAATCCCTGGCTCTTGTATTCGCTGATCTTCCTAAAGTAAGCGCTCCTCAAGTGTCAATCAAACGCAGCAAAAATATGAGCATTCGTATTATCCAAACTTATGACGTTCACAGCGACCAAGAAATTTTTCGCTTAGATGCATTATTTGGATGGTCATGGCTTCGTCGTCAATTTGCTGTACGTGTTCCAGGTAACGCTTAACAATTAAACAAGGAGATTAACAATGACTACCTCAACAACCCCTAACGTGGATTTCTACAATGGACCTAGTGGCGCGAACGCTACTAACATTGTTGGAAATACCACAGACACCGTAGCAGGGTTTCATGGCGTAGGTTCAGCGCAAGCTGCTCATATTGCTGATGCAACTGGTGCTGCTGGAGCAAATCCAACCCAAGCTGAATACGCTGCTTTAGTAGCAAAATTCAATGCCGTTCTAGTTGTTCTAGAAGGTAAAGGCTTGGTAGCAACCGCTTAACCGAAGACCGGGGTGGAATATCCCCGGTTCTTTTAAGGAATCTATATGGTAAAACCTTTCTTAGTAGAAAAATCGCAATTAATAACTGCTACAACAACTTCACAAGAAGTTGCCTTAAGTTCTAGTCCGCATATCATGATTATAACAACAGGAACTCCCGTAGTGCTTGTAGCATTTGGTAGTAAAGGTGTCGTTGCAACAGCTAATAGTGTACCTTGTGTTAGTAATAGACCAATGGTTTTTACTAAACCAGCTAACGCTGAATTTATTGCGTTATTAGCTTCTTCAGCTACTTCCACTGTTTCTATAGTAGAAGGAAGGAACGGTCTATAATGGACATCTCAGTTAGGAACTTAATTAGACAAGCCTTAATAGACGGTAACATTGTTGCGCAAGGCCAGCCATTACCTCCGTCCCTAGCTGAAGATGCCCTTTTTAATCTTAACCTTATTTTAGAGCAGTTTAATCTACAAGATACCCTTGTACAAAATACGTTAATGATTACGCATACTTTAGTAGTTAATCAAGTTTCGTATTCTATCGGGCAATCTGCAGCGAATATTAACATAGCTAGACCATTAAGTATAAAGTCTGCTTATACTAGAGATAGCAATGGGTATGATACAGAAGTGGCGATTATATCGTACAGTGAGTATGAAACTTTAGAAGATAAAGCAACGACATCCTCGGAATTAGAAAAACTTGCTTATCAGAATACTCTTCCTAATGGAACAATTTATTTATATCCAGTACCAAGTACAGTTAAAACACTTAGACTTGAACTCTACGCTAAATTCCCCGTAGTAACCCTGGATGACATTCTATCCTTCACTGATGGTTATACTGAGGTTACTTTAAACCTACTCTCTCAAAAGCTTTGTTTGCAAATGGGACGCCAAGCGCTGATTCCTCAATTACAAGCCAGTGCTGCTAAGACACAAACAATGGTGCAAGCTAAGAACGCTAAGCACATAAAAAAATCAATGGTAATAGACCCAATGCTCACTATACATCCAGGTGGGATGTACAACCCTTATTCTGATCAATGACCTACGTAGCATACCCTGACATAGTAGGCGCGACCTACACAATGCCAAACTTATTGGCAGAATGCCAGAGGTGTGTTAATTTTCTACCTGAGTTAATAGAATCAGGTAAAGGGGAGAATGCTTTCTGGTTAAGACCAACACCTGGTTTAGTTTCCAGAACAAGTGTATCCTCTTCAGCAGTAAGAGGAATACATAAAACTCCAGGAGGTAGAGTATTTTTAGTGGCTAGTAGCACCATATATGAACATTTTGAAAACAGAACTTCCACTGTAATTGGGACTATTAACTCAAGCAATGGTAGAGTGAATATTCAAGATAATGGGTTAACTGTATTTTTTGCGCATCCTTCTGGTTCATATACGTTAGTTTTATCTACTAATACACTTACTCTTATTACAGATCCTTCATTCTTAGGAGCTGAGTATGTATTATTCATAGACCAATTCTTTATAACTTCAGTGCCAAATACAACTATATATCAGTTTACAGATGCTATTGGCGAGGGTCCTTTTACTTTTGACGATACCCAAATAATTGCGGAAGAAAGCTCACCTGATAACATAAAAGCAATGTATCTTAACGGTAGAGAGATATGGATATTTGGAGAAGACACTTGCGCTATACATACCGCTACAACAGACCCAGAAGAACCCTTCTTGAGAATACGCGATGCTGTCTCCAACATAGGCGTATCTGCACCAGCTTCAGTAGCGGGTATCCAAGGGCGAGTAGCTTGGTTAGGTTCTTCTAAAGAAGGATATAACAGTGTATGGAGTAACTCAGGATTAGTTCCTATAAAAATATCTAACATAGCTATGGACCAAGAGATAGCCTCTTACACATATCAAGCAGATGCATCAGCCTTAACTTATTCCATTGGTGGACATGTAATATACCAACTAAACTTCCCAACAGCTAACAAATCCTGGGGTTATGATTTTACTACTCAACAATGGTTTGAACTAGTATATCAATTACCTGCAACCGGAGAATATCGTAGGCATAAAGCAGAATATCATTGTTTTGCTTTTAATAAGAATTTAGTTTGTGATAGTCGTACGGGCATAATATATGAACTGACTTTTAGTGCGTATACGGATAATGGTGATTCTGTTCCACGTATTAGAAGAATACCTCGATTAAGTAGTTTAGGGCAAAGAATCTTTTATGAAGGAATGCGCTTGCAGGTAACTACAGGAGTAGGGTTGTCTAGAGATGGGTTATCTCCTGATTTAAATCCTAATTTGTATGGACAAGAACCTAAAATACGTTTACGTTTTTCAGATGACTTTGGATTAACTTGGAGCACGTATAGAGAAGAATCTTTAGGATTACTACATGAAACCAAACCTTTCGTGGAATTTTATAAGCTTGGTTCTGCTATAAACAGAATCTTCGAAATATCTACAACAGACCCTACTTTTGTAGGAATACTTACAGCGTATCTTAAATTAGACAAAGGAGTATGGTAATGGCCTTAGATCCAATTCCTCATACCTCTGATGTCTTATCTACTGATAAGCTAAAAGCAGGTAAAATTTCAGATACCTGGCATAGATTCCTACGTTCCTGGGAAAGTAAGTTTGATAGTTTGTCAAAGGTCTTAGCTAGATTAAAGTTTACTGACCTAACAGATGTACCATCAAGCTATACGGGTCAGGCTGGTAAGTCTGTAAAGGTTAATGTAGGAGAGGATGGACTAGAGTTCTATACTCCTAGTGCAGGGGTAACAGTCCACAATAATCTAACAGGAATACAAGGCGGAGCGGTTGGGGAGCACTACCACCACGACCTTGCAGACCATACCGAATCCGTAGCTTTTTTAAACGGTGGAAGCGCAACACACACCCAGTTAGATAATGAAAGAACAAGTTCAATTGATCACAGGGCAGATGCTTTAATTCACTTTGAACAGGCCGACATAGACCATACAGCAATTAATACGGGTGGAAGTGTTTACACTCACCCTCAAATAGATATAAAACTTGATGAATTTGATGTACATGTTGCGGATGATGAAATACATAATCTAGACTATGATAAAAGAGAGTGGATAATTACCAATGGACTTATAACAGGGGTGGTATATAAAAAAGGCGGGTCTACAGTTGATACTATGACAATTACTTATGATTCAAGCGATAGACCACTTCAATACTCTTATACTTCAGGTAAAGTAGTTGATTTGGTACATTTAGGAACTGGATTTTTACAGGAAGCAGTATGATATACGAAATGTTAAATTGTTCTTTTATTGACCATGTAGATCCTTTGCCAGAAGCTCAGGACGGGGATATTTTTTTTAATTGCAAGATGTCACAAAGAACATTAACACCTTTATTCACTGGAAAAAAAATAATCATTTTTGGGGGTGACTGGTCAAATGTTGTATTGGATGATAATTTTGTTAGGGATGACCATGCTGTATTTTGTGAACATGAATGGATTGAAGATAATACCCCACCTCAAAGACCAATAGGGGCAATAAGTGTTTAAAATTAAAAAAACAAAACTACAAAAAAATGCCAAGTCTAAAAAATTAACCAATGAAAAAAGAAGTGAGATTTTTGATACTGTAGAGCTTAAAAATAAACTTTTAAAAAAAATATACCGAGAAGAAATTAAAGAAGCCAAACAAAAATTAAAGGCGTTAAAAGATGGCCGATAGATATTTAGATATAGGAGTGGCAGGAACTAACTCAGGAACCCTTGCGAATCCGTGGACTGATTGGCAAAGTGCTTTTACTGGATTAAGCGCTGCGGATGTTATTTACTTTAAAGGTAATGCCACCATTGGAACTAAACTGACAATGAGCTCTAAGGCAAGCACTACTACTCCAACAATGTTTATAGCATGTGATTCTAGTTGGGTTCCTACAGAATCAACATATTATATATCTGGAGGCGGTGCGATCACAAGCATAATGCAAATTACAAGTTGTACCAATATGGTTTGGAAAGGTATTGTATTTAAATCCACTACATCTTATTTAATCGAAACTGGTTATAACTTAACAAACCAAAATCACATATTTATTAATTGTGGGTTTGAATCTGGTACCACAATGATCGGCCAGTCAGGAGATCAGATAGACGACTGGAAAATAATAAATTGTTATTTTTTAAATTTAACAAGTACCGCGATTGATATATACGCCACTAGACTACTATTAAGCCATTGTAAATTTATTAATTGTGGAAATATTATTTTACCTACAGATTTAGTGGGACTTGAGATTGACAGTTGTTTATTCCATGCTAGTAGTAGTGTTTTGAGTAATAACGGAGTCAAAAGAATAAGACTGGGGAGTGTTTAAACTTTCATAGCATTTCAGGAAATAGCCAAACGGTTTTGATTAACAATAAATTTACAAATAACACAACCACAAAAACAATAGACATTAATTGTTATATGTTTTCTTCTTATTACAAGAATAATTATTTTTATAACAATACAGATGATATTGGAGCCGGAACCCCTGCACACGAGCCTACACTCCTAGATTTAGGGGGAAACTTGCTTTCTGGGGTTACATCGACAGATGATTACATAGATAGGACAAACGATGACTTTACCCCTGCGGGTGCAGTTGCTCAGTTTGAGTCTTTTATAGGTACTGATGGAGATATTAACAGCTCTTTTGAATCTTATGGGTGGAACATTGAGCCAACACCACCTGCAATGACAGTAACCGATATAAGCCCAGCCACGGGGGTGAGTGGTGCAACTATTACAATTACAGGCACTAACTTTTCTGGAAGTGGTAATATTGTAAAACTTGGTGGAAGTGGTGGAGCTTCTTGCACGGTAACAACTGAAAGCACAACCTCGATTGAATTTACAGTTCCTGCAATTGCGACAGGTACTTACGATGTTTATATAGAAAATGCAGACGGTGTAAATTTAGTTGTTCCTAATGGTTTTATTTTGACCAGTTCAGTAGTGCCCGTTTTTGCAGGGATAACTAATTTTGAAATTCTATCAAACAATAAATTTTATTTTAAATCAGGAACCGCAACCGAAAGCCCTATTTATTTGGTTTACTATATAAGTAAAACTCCAAATCCTTTTGCTGGGGATTATAGCTTTAAATTGCCCTACTCTGCAAATAAAGAGGTTATTGTAGGTGAGGAAAGCGGACATTTTGCGCCACTGGTAGCTGGCGACACTTATTACGGCGGTGTGAGGGCTGAAAATGCCAATGGAGAAGATGTAAACGTAGTGGAACTATCTAATAAATGTTCTGGTACTGCAATGATTCAACGCCAAACAATAACGGTGCTAAGTGCCAAGTAGTAAGAGCAATACCCATATTTATGGGGGGGCTGAGTTTGTTGCTACAAGTGATTGGAATGCTCACATGAGGTTAGTTCGCTATGACCATACAGATAGCCCAATTACACTTGATGAAACCATTGGAACGGTAATAATTAACACAACTGGAGGGACTGTTACGGTTAATTTACCAACTGAAAATAATAGGTATAAAATTAAAAACAAAGTCGATGCAGGTGAGGCTGGGAATAATATTACTTTAGTGTCAAGTGTGGA